TAGATATATTTGACACATAACTAGATGTCATGATCTTAATACCAGAGTCCATATTATCTGGATCTACGATTGAATATGGTCCATATATAGGATTTCCATCATATGCCCATCCAATAATATTAGACAAATCTTCAGTATTCTCATTGAATGAAGACTGCAAATCTTTAGAATATGCAAGTACCGAATATGATAACTCATCATCAACATCTTTTAATAATTCAGTTTGTTTTTTAACAATTTTTTCAACCTGATTGATAGTAAGTCCTCTTATAGACGCATCTAAAATTTGACCAGTTCCACTAGAAACAACTTTAATTGTGCTAGAAGTGGAATACCCTATTCCTGCATTAATAATATTTACACCAGTAATTCTTTCATTAGTGACTATAGCCCTTAACTTAGCACCACTACCCATATTAGTTGGATCTGAAACTATTAAATCCGGAGTCGAAAAATATTCGTATCCTCCAAACTGTATATTTGTTTGATTAATAGATCCATTAACTATAATAGGAGTTATTTGAGCATCTCTACCATTTTTAAGTGAAAAAGTAGGTTTTTTTTCAAAATTTAAAATATTTGATCCATATCCGGTTCCTGGTTCATAAACATAAATTCTTTCAATAGATCCCTTAACAACTGGAGTTGCAGTTATGGATTGGATTTGTGTTGAAGTTCCGATACCAACTGTCGTAAACTCAATACTTGCTTTTATTTCTGGGTATTTAAACTGCTGAAATCCAGTTCCAACGGAAGATAATTTTACAAAATTATTTTGGGCATAATTTGCAACATTTGTCCCTCCAATACCAGCATCGCATACTCTAAAGGATTTTTCATCATTTCTTAAAATGAAATATTGATTAGTCGTAGTTAATCCAGAAATAGTTTGTGGTTGTGTGGTTCCCAATCCAACAACAGGTGAATACTCTACAATTTCTCCACTTAAAAATCCATGATTATTAAAGTTTATTGTGTTTTGTGAAGTAGAAATTCCTGTTGGTTTGACTAAAAGTTTTCTATTTGTAAATGATCCACCTTCTATAATTTTTATCTCTGAAACAGTATTTGTTGCAGATTCTATTACGAATTTATGTATTCCACTTGTGGAATCATTTGCAAAAGAAATTTGATTAGATTCACTCAAGTAATCATCAAAATTATTGAATAATACTATTGTTTTATTATTATCAACTTTTGCAAAATAATTTTTATTATTTAATAATGAAGATACTCCTATTCCAATAGGAACACTTTCATTGCCACTGTTTCTATAAGTAATTTTTTGCCCGTTCGAAATATTATGATCGTCTAAAAATGTTAATTGATTAGTAGTTGTACTTATACCTCCACCTTCAGAGATAGATCTTGCATCAAATAGCATTTCCCTTCTTCTTTTATTCAATATTGGTTCAAAAAACCCTCCAGTTCCATTCCCACCAGTAATATTAATTGATAATACTTCCTCAATATCAAAATCTTGCTTATCTACGATTATATCTGTTACTGTTCCCCTTATAATTGGTTGAACTAAAGATGTAGTCCCAACACCATTAGATACTATTATCTTCGGAACATTAATAGTGTCAAAATTGATTCCACCATTTAAAACTTTAACATTATCTATTGGACCATAATAAATTTTATCTAAAGTTTTGTAATTGGTAATTTCAACTCCATTAATTAGCATTCCAGTTGATCCTGGAATTGTATTCTCTCCAATTCCATTCTTAATATTATGATTTAAAGAAAATTTCTTTAAAATTTTCTGAGGATTTATTATTTTCGATCTTTGAGAAAATAAAGTAAATGTGTGAGTTTCTAATACTTCTGTATTTGATTTAAATTCAACAGCGTTTGTATCGGAAATTAAAAATGAAGAAGATGTATAAAGTTTTATTTGTTTATTATTAGATAAAACTTTGATATAGTAAGAACCTCCTTCCTCCAGTCCTTTTAGAGGTTCTCCAGATGAAATATATTGAACTTTGTCTCCGGTTATGAATGAAACAGGAGTATCAAAGAAAATAGTAGAATATAGTCCAGTATTTTCATTAAAATCAATAATATTTCCAGAAGAAGAAGAGATGAATGATGATATGATGTCTTGTTTTATTTGATATGCATATGAATTTGTAAATCCATTTCCCCAGGATGGAAGTGAATTTGATGCTACATATGCAAAATTATTATCGTCAACATATATGTTCTGAACATCAGAAATAATACTATTATTTTGATATTTAAAAGGAACAAAAGCACTACTTGCCTTATTGATTTTTCTTCTTAACTTTATGGACTGTTCTTCATTTGGAGAGAAAAAACTTAGATTTCCTATAGAAACTGAATTGGATGTAATATCAGCATTTACAAATGGTATATCTGAGGTATCTGTAGGATATATTACATTATTTGTCGATTCGTCAATAAATTCTACTCGATCTCCTTTTTTCAATTGAGATCTATCAACAGAAGTTTTTAATACAACACCAGTTGGATTCGATCCTCCAATAAAACTATCAATTTCTATTGAACAACTAGTATTGTAAATCCAAGAATTTGCAAAAATTTCTGTATATGTTTTATTTTGTTCTGGATTTTCAATTAAAGTTCCAATACTCTTAACTCCTAAGATTTGTCCTTCACTAACAGAAATTGAATCCGATTTTTGAACAAAATTTGAAAGAACCCCCGTCAACCTTAGAGTGACTTTTTTTGTTGTATCCCCACCTTCGTAGGAAAAATATGTATCATCCGAAAAAATACTATCTGTGGCAGTAATGGTATCAACAACTCCAGAACATCCTAAAAACTGATTAATACTCTTATCAACATATGTAATAGTACTATTTCCGGAATATATTGTTCCGGTCTGTCCAAATCCAATTGTAGAATCTACAGATATTATTGAAGCACCAATACTGACATTCTCCAAAACTTTTGAGTTAGGAGTAATTATAAAATTACCTTGAACATTACTATTATCACCATATCCAACAAATAACCCTATTTTGTAATATACCTTTTGATCTCTTGTAAATATTTCAACTGAAGATATGGAAGCATTAGTTGTAGGATCTGTTGATTTTGTTAATGTTTGTCCAATTATTTTCGTAGGGTCACCACCAATAACTTCGGCAATACATATTTCTTTTCTAATAAACTTTGCATCTGATGGTTTTATTAAATATTCCTCAAGATTAACTATTTTTGGAGTTTCTCCAAATAATACATTAAATAGTATTCTAAAAGAATCATCAGTACCTTTGGATTCATAAAATGATCTAGATTCTTTTATGAAGTTTCCAACATTTATTTCGGGTTTAAAAACTTTATTCTCAAATCCAGGAGTAAATGTAAATTTTAATTTTTTATAAAATTCTTTTAAAAATAAAGAACTTAAATTCTGTACTACGGAATTTGAAGTATGGGAATCCGCAGTTGTATCTGAAAATACTAATTCTTCTGCATTTAGATCATTATGATAACTAGTAATTCCACTAAAACCACGAATACATCCTGTAAAAGTGTTTGTAGTAACTCCAGTGTATGTTATAATTTCATCATCAATCTTTAACAGTCCATATTGCTCAGGAAATCCTTTTGTGTTAATAACACTAATTGTGTCATCAACATATCCAATATCGGAAGATAAAGTTGTAAATCCTACAACTACTTCTGGAGTTAAATTATCTACTTTTAAATACTGATCAAGATTTTCTGCAATATCAACAGGACCACCTTGATACTCTTGAGAAATATAATATTGTTTTAAAAAGTCCAATGCCATTGGACTTTCATCAAAAACATATTCCGGCAATTGATTAGAAATTATGTCCTGAATCTTGACTCTAGATTCAATTCCAGTTTGTATCATATTACTCTCTGATTAAACTTCCGTTTGAATAGCTTGATGTGTAAAAATCTCTGGTAAAGACTGTACCTGATATTTCATCTCCAGATGAAATAACATCCTTAATCATATTTATTTTACTTTTTCCAATGTCAAAATTAATATAAAGTTCTCTTAATCCCACAACATCATTTGACTCTGGAAATGCTTGTATCTCTATAATATTATTTGGATGAACAGTTGATGTAATATTTACCGTTCCTAAATTAATTTCACCTTTTATATAATCTACTGTTCCTGCAGACTTTGCAATGACTCTTATACTCCCATCGGATAAATTTTTAACAATTGAAAGAATTCCAGTTTTTTTATCGGCATTTGGTATATCAGTCAAATATACAATACCATTTTCACCAGAAATAGTAAATCCAGTAGATTTAATATTTCTTCCATCTTCAGAAACATGAAACTGATTTCCAAAACATAACTCATATTGTGCAAATTGATTAAGTAGTGCAAATAAATTTCTTCTTATCGTAACTTTGGTAATATTTGATGTTATAGAAGTGTCAGCATCGTCAATAGTTTTCAATAGTTTACTATACCTCATCCTTCCTCCAAATTTATTTAAATCGACTGATTTGGAATACATTACAATTGAATTAATTGTTTTAGATTTCAAATCCTCTGGTGAAGACACCATTGAATCATTATAATAAATAGATGAATCAATCTCAACATATAATATCTTAAGATCCATAATTTTCTGATTAATACCAGATATTGAATATTGTTTAAGTTGTGATAAAATTCTAGATTTATTAAACTCGGATATTAAAAATCCATTTTTAGGTTTTATTGAAACCTGAACGGTTCCAAACTCTGGAGGATCTAATTCTTCACCACCAACAACTGATACGGATTCAGTATCTGGATATATTGTTTTTATAATTGACTCATAATCTCTTCCAGTAACTGCTCTATTTTGTGCCGAATATATTCTTGGAGCAAAGTATTTAACAGAATCTATGGATTCAATTTCTTGACCATTTTGAGATGATTGATTTGTGATGATAGTAATTG